GGTGGAAATGATGGTCAACCAGTAGTTATTGAGAATTCCGCAGGACTTTTTGATATTATACCAGGTAATCAGATTGACTTCAGTGTAAGTGCAACAACTGCAGAGACTTGTGATCTGGCAATATCCATAACTTACGCAGCTTAGGATCCTTATGGCTCTATTAGGCGGCGCAGGTAATCCAGTAGGCGGAAGTTTCACTGGTCCAGCTGAAGCTCTGGAGTATGTTGAAGATCGGGTCTATGCTTACAGTGGTGCAATAGCAGCCACCAACAATAGTAATCCTAATGTTACTATGTTAAAGTTTACTACAGGGAGCAAAACGATCAAGTGTCGGATTCAGTATGTTGATGATGGGATAACGAGCTATGCTAGGTATTTTAAAATCACATTAAACGGTGCAACGGTATCTTTAGCGGCTTGGAAAGATGTGGACGTAACAGCCAATATGCCCGTTGAAGGTATGGATCTAATTATTTCACCTTATACTGAAGTTGAAGTACTTTTCAATATTAACGGAGCAACTGACAACGGTTATGCTCTGTTAACGGGCCGAGTAATTGAGAGATAATGTACGAAGACTATAACCTAGAGCAAATGCTAATGCGTTTTCTCCTGGCTGCAGTAATGATCCTTGAAGGAATACGGCAAGTTGGTTAATGGTCATAGAAGTAGAGGACTTCGGTGGAGGAGGCTTTCAGTTCAATGGAGAACCTGTCAATGGAAACGGGGAGCCTACTTTAGAAGAATTAGATCCAGAAGTTGTTAAAGAAAGAATAGCTCAAATAAAAAAATACTTGCCATACTTGGCAATGATCGGTATAGTCTTTGCAGTTAAGCACCTTAAGAAAAATGGATTAGCCAAATCAGTTGATCTTGTCGCTCTTAGCAACGTTATTCAGGCTTTTACACCTCTGATTACCGCTGTAGGATGGGTTTTATTCACCAAAGTAAATGATACAGCCAGAAATCTATCCTTTGCTTTTGCGACTGCAGAGACAATTCCTGCTATTGATCTAAACTTGCCTCCTGGTATAAATTTAGGATCATACTTCGTTGTTGGTGATGAGCTCCTCGAAATGATACCTAATGCCAAAGACTGGTTGGAAAAAGCCGGAGAAGAAGCTGGTGGTTTAGCTGAACAGTTAATAGCATTTGGATTTGATTTTTTGGAAGGAGCCAGGGGCTATTGAATGACAGACGAAATATTCGCACTTGTTTGGGTCTTGAGCTTTGGGCTTTACTTGCTGATTTATACTTACTGGATTCCGCTCAAAACACAAAAAAAGATTGAGACCTGGTTAATGTCGGAAGAATCAAACGAGACTTTGTTAGCTAGCCTTTCGGTGATCACTAACCAAATCCGTGAGCAAGCCCTGGTCGACTTCGAGGAGTTCATGATCCCTCAGGGTAGAAAGGCAGCGATAGATTTTTGGAATGGTGCTATGGGGAATGCTGCCAAGAAATTGGGCGATACGGAGGAAGGTTCTCAGCTTTCGTTGTTGCATAGTATGACTGAAGAATTAAAGGATCAACCCTGGTATGTTCAAGCTGCAGCGTCCAAGTTGATCCCAGTTATACAAAAAGCTGCAGATAACCAGGACAAACCAAAAGTTACGAAACTGGTACACGGCAAGTTTGGGTTTGACTAGGCCCTGCAACGCCCCAAAACGCCCTGTTAACGGTCCGTTAACGGCCCAAACTCGCTTTTTATACCCTATCCTACCCCACCTCATCCTCTAGTCCTTCTTGTTTCTTTAAACGGATTTGGTTGTAAAGCTATATTGTAATCCAATTTTGCTTAATTATTTTGGTTAGGATTCCCTGGCACTCGTAACATATTGTTACTTCATTGTTAAACTTGTCAGTCTTTAGGTGATCCTTAGACTGTAAGCAAAGATTGCAGCGTCGCTTCATGCTTTACCTCTGCAATCAATACAGAGCGTATGTTGCGCTAACCAAGGATAAAATGTTTTACACTTTTTACAGTTCAAGCTTCCACCCAGATGTTTCCGTCCTCTCTGCAGGAGATTGTCCAGGTAAGTTCATACCAATCCTTTTGGAAGTCTACTACTTCATTAGCAAAGAGATCCGCAATGGTAACTCTCACTACATGGCAGTTAGTTCTCCAGGTAAGTCTCCTTCCTTTCTTCTCAAGAGAAGAGTAGTCTGGATGAGGATGGGATAGTAGGAGTACCTGAATGTCAAACTTACTACCGTGCTCTGTTTCCACAGGCTTAGGATCAGTGAGGAATTTTACTTCACACTCCTGTCCTTTCTCAAGGCCACGCATCAACGAAGGCGTGCCCAGGCTATACTTGTTCTCTTTTGGCAAACTCATATCTTATCAGCAACAATCCAGTAAGTTCTAGTATAAAAGAAGTTCCATTATACTCAAAAATAAGTAACTGTTACCTGGTGTTTCCCATCAGCTTTAATAGTGTTACTCATATGTGAGTATATGCCCGTGGGACTCTACACCAGGAAAGGAGCCAATGGTCGCCGGATGTATTTCAGAGATGGCAAGCTTATCAGCAAAAAGTCTTACGATACCTCGCGCAAACGTAAGCGATCAACCAGAAAAGGTCAGCGTCGTCGAACCGCTCGAAGAGCATACACGGGCAATCCAAGGAGAAAGAATATGGCACGAAGAAAACCAGCAATGCCGCATCCATCCATTACTGGAATGGCTAGCGGCTTGGCAGTAGCAAACTACCTGAACCAGGGAACATCTGTTGGGATTGGAACAATGAAAACTGGAGGTGTAATCGCAGATGCCTTAGGTGGTAATCTAAATCTTGCATTTACAGAGTTATCCAGGAACGCAGTTGACTTGGCTACCTCAACAAAAGGCAAGGCAGTTCTATCCTCTGCAATCGTTTTAGCGACTGCAGGTGGACTAGCAAGGAAATGGTTCCCCAGTGTAAAACTAGGTGGAACAAAACTATACTTCAAAATATAAGGAGAAAAAATGGGACTACAAACAAGAACATATAGCTTAGCAGGCCAATCTTTGACAGCTGGTACCTTTGTTGCGATGTCGCAATTAATGGGATCAACTCAAAGCACAACGAATCCAGAAGGGATGAATAAAGTAGTAAGGATCTCTTTGAGTGCAACACCTCAACAAGATTCTGCAACGGACGGTGTATCTGTCTTTAAGTTTGCTGGAGACGGTGTGGCCGTACAGCAGATTTTCGCAGGACCTGGCTGGTCAGTACAGGCCGCAGGACCCCTCGGTGGAAATGATGGTCAACCAGTAGTTATTGAGAATTCCGCAGGACTTTTTGATATTATACCAGGTAATCAGATTGACTTCAGTGTAAGTGCAACAACTGCAGAGACTTGTGATCTGGCAATATCCATAACTTACGCAGCTTAG